AAGTCGAAGCGGGCGGAGGTGACAGAGACGGCGCTGCGTGGCATCGAGCGCGAGGCCCAGGCGGCAGGCATCACGCTACAGGCTGCGCTTGAGGTCTGCTGTCAGCGCGGGTGGACTGGGTTCAAGGCGGAGTGGATGCTGCGAGGGCAGGATGCCGGTGTGTCATCGCGGCGATCGAGAGTGGACAACTACGCGGCGCAGGCTGCCGCAGCGAGGGGAGAGCATGGACACGACGGACGTGATGCAGGGCGCATCATCGACGCCGAAACCACGCGCATTGCCTGACGCATGGGTGGAGCGTCTGTTTCAGCGGATGGAGGATCGTTACGGTTCGATGTGGGCCGATCGCTATGGGGCATTCCCAAGGGCGCGGGTCATGCAGACGTGGGCGGAGGACTTGGGAGACCTGACCCGAGAGGAACTGGTGCGCGGAGTTGATGCCTGCCGCACTCGCAAGTTTCCGCCGACCCTGCCGGAGTTCCGCGAACTGTGCCGGCCGGAGGTCTTGCCGGAGGATGCGTTCTTGGAGGCTGTGGAGCAGATGCGCCGCCGTGTCGATGGTCTCGACAACTGGACATCGGCCGCGGTGTTCTGGGCGGCGGTGGCGATGGGCAATGACCTGATGGCGCACCCCTACGCTGTGGTCAAGGGACGATGGGCGCGGGAACTGGACAAGGCGCAGCGCGGAGTCGATTCGGGCATGCTGTCGAACACAGTACCGCAGCGGATGGTCGCGCTGCCGTCGCCAGGCGCAGAGACGGTCACGGCAGAGGATGCCCAACGCAGGGCGGCAGAACTCAAGCGCCGGATCGCGGGACTTGCCGAGTCAATGGCGATGCCGACCTAGGGGATGCAAATGGACACGCTTAGAGAGGAAATCCGGCAGATGCTCGACACGATGCGGTCACAGGTCGATGCGACAGCATGCTCGGAGCCCGACCTTGAGCGATGCCCGAACTGCGGGGGACCGGCAGACAACGGGCTCGACCGATGCTATCCACCGAATGCGTACTGGTGCTCACGGTGCCTCAGAGCATGAGCGCCTGTCTCGGGGGCAATGCCTGCGAACACGCCACCAGCAACGTCACGCTGGTGAGCGGAGACGAGGTCTGCAACTGGTGCCCGGAGTGGGCGCTTGAGTGCGAGGCCAGACGGTTGCTCATGTATCCGATGCGAGTTAGGCGCGAGGCACTGGCAGAGCGGGATGACACCAGAGGCGTTGCAAACACGGATAGACTGCGAGCCGTGATGAAACTGATCCATGAACAGACCAAGGGGACACCATGCAGGGATCCATGAGCAATTCACGGCCGACCTTCAGGCAAACTTGGCCGAGTATCACGCCAGCGAGATTCGCGGGACTCAAGCCGGCCGAGTCCGCTACCTGGAGGCGCAGATGCGTGTCTGCGTCCAAACCATCGACGCGATTCTGAGACACGGAGAGGTTGACAAGGAGGTTGACAAAGCAAGAGTCGACGCCGCGGTGCATGAGGCTATCGAGGAGCGCGAATGAAGCGCACAATGACCGTGCTGGAATGGGCGCTTTCGGGCGTGGCATTGGTGCTGGCGATCATCATGACGGTCAGCCTGGTGCTGTGTTCGATGGTCTGGCGCATCGCGCCGTTCGTCGGAGTCGGTGCAATGTTCTGGATGCTGTGGGAGGTGTTGAACTGACACCTTGCGAATGGAGGCTCACGCATGGAGATCACGACGCACATCTGGTTCTGGTTGCTGATGGTGTCGAGCGGCACGACGACATGGCTCGGAGCGTGGGAAACTTTGGAGGAGTGCCAGACTGTCCAAGCAGCCTATGAGGCAGACCCGCAATTCGCGGGCGCAAAGTTCGCTTGCCCGTGGGTCGAGATGAAAAGAACCTGAAAGGGACGCATGAGCGAAACCGAACCAGTCAAGCGCAAGCGTGGAAGGCCAACGAAGCAGACGCCGGAGCTTGAGCAGGAAATCTGCCAACGCATCAGCGAGGGTGAGCCCCTGCGCCAGATATGCCGCGACGAGCACATGCCGAACTGGAGAACGGTGTATCTGTGGCGAGCGGTCAATCCCGAGTTTGATACAGCAATCGCGCGCGCGCGGATTCCGGGGCTCGATGCCATCGCCGAGGAAACTCTGGAGATTATCGACACCTTCCCGCTGACGATTGACGGTGACAGTGGCAGTCGCATCGACTCAGGGCATGTTGCATGGCTGAAGAACCGAGTCGAGCAGCGCATGAAGCTGCTTGCAAAATGGGACCCTAAACGGTTTGGTGACAAGACCGAGCTGACCGGGCCGAATGGCGGGCCGATCCAGATCGTAGCTGCCGCCACTGACGAGCGCCTGTGACGTTCCAGTTCACGGCACGGCAGGATGCCGCGCAGCAGGTACTGGCCGGTGATGCCACGCACCTGATGCTGTTCGGAGGCTCGCGCAGTGGCAAGACCTTTCTGCTGACCCGCAACGTGGTGATGCGGGCGCTCAAGGCTCCGAACTCTCGCCACGCCATCTTCCGGTTCCGGCTGAATCACGTCCGCGCTAGCATCGTGGGCGACACCTTCCCCAAGGTCATGCGCTTGTGCTTCCCGGGCGTCCACTTCGACCTGCAAAAGACAGACTTGGTGGCCAGCTTTCCGAACGGGTCGCAACTGGTGTTCGGCGGCGTCGATGACAAAGACCGCACCGAGAAGTTGCTCGGCCTTGAGTTCTCGACGGTTTATTTTAACGAGTGCAGCCAGATTCCGGTGGCGTCCGTCGACATGGTGCTGACCCGGCTCGCGCAGAAGGCCGAGTCGGTGATTCAGGGCCGCGCACCGCAGCCGCTAAAGCTCCGCGCATACTACGATTGCAATCCGCCGAGCAAGGCGCACTGGACCTTTCGCCGCTTCGTGCTCAAGCAGGACTTGGAGACAAAGCGCCCGCTGCCGAACGCTGACGACTACGATTCGTTTCAGATCAACCCGACCGACAATTGCGACAACCTGTCCGCCGAGTACCTGGCGCAGCTTGAGGCGCTGCCGGCGCGGATGCGGGCACGGTTCCTTGAGGGCCGGTTCGCAGACGCCACGCCGAACGCGCTATTCCCAGAGGAGGTCATGGACCGCTGGCGCGTGATGGATGGTGTCGTGCCGGACCTGGTGCGCGTGGTGGTGGCGGTTGACCCGAGCGGGGCCGGGGACGATGCCAGCGCCGACAATGATGCGATCGGCATCGTGGTGGTCGGGCTCGGAACCGATGGCAACGCCTACGTATTGGAGGACTGCACGGTCAAGGCCGGTCCGGCGACATGGGGACGTGTCGCAGCAAGCGCATTTGACCGACATGAGGCCGACATCATCGTTGCGGAAACGAACTTTGGTGGCGCGATGGTGCAGCAGACGATTAACGTGGCAAGGCCGCGCACTCCGTTTAAGGCAGTGACCGCCAGCCGCGGCAAGGCAGTACGCGCCGAACCGTTCTCCGGCCTCTACGAGCAGGGCAAGGTTCGCCATGTCGGGCTGTTACCAGAACTGGAGGAGGAGCTGACCGCGTTCTCGACGATGGGCTACACCGGGGGCGCAAGCCCGAACCGCGCCGATGCGCTCATCTGGGCGCTGTCCGCCCTTTTCCCCGCGCTGACCGCTCCGGCAGCGTCTCGGGTGCCCGATGTGGTGCCGATACCGACTGCTAGCCGGTGGGCGGCCGTGGCGGCGCGGCGATGATGGTGTCTTGCGCTGATCGTCGCTTCGGTAGCATAATCACGGCCACCGCGCAATGACCGAGACGGCACGCATGGCACGACCGACCACCGAACAGCGTCTATCCGGCATTCACCAAGAGGCGATGCGCGAGTTCGACGCGATTCAGAGCGCGGTGCGTGATGAGCGCCTGCAATGCCTGCAAGACCGCCGGTTCTATAGCATCTGCGGGGCGCAGTGGGAAGGCCCGCTGGGCGAGCAGTTCGAGTCGAAGCCGAAGATGGAGGTCAACAAGATCGCGCTCGCCGTGCAGCGCATCTTCTCCGAGTACCGCTCTAATCGCATCACCGTGGACTTCGTCAGCAAGGAAGGCGTCGAGTACGACGAGCTGGCCGACACCTGCGACAAGCTCTATCGCGCAGACGAGCAGGACAGCGTAGCCGAGGAGGCATACGACAACGCCTTTGAGGAGGCAGTCGGCGGCGGCATCGGCGCATGGCGCTATCGGGCGGTGTACGAGAGCGAGGAGGACGACGAGGACGAGAGGCAGCGCATCCGTATCGAGCCGATCTA